GAGGCTCCAGAAAATCCAGTAAGACGTTTTGTAATTGGACCACAAATATTTAACATTATAAAATCAGCACTCATGGATCCTGATATGGAAAACCTTCCAACAGACTATGTAGCAGGTACTGATTTTAGATTGGCTAAAACAACAAAAGGACAGTATGCAGATTACAGTACTTCTAAATGGGCAAGAAAAGAAACTGCTCTAACAGAAGAACAATTAGCGGCTATTGACACACATGGTTTACATAACCTAAATGACTTCCTTCCTTCAAAGCCAACACCTGAAGGTGTACAGGCGATTGCAGAAATGTTTGAAGCAAGTGTAAATGGAGAGCTGTATGATCCAGCAAGATGGGGACAGTTTTACAAACCCTATGGACTTGATGTTGGAACACAAACACAGGCAACTGTGGCTCCAGCTCAAACTGTACCAGCAACTGCAACAGAGAGTGTGGCTCCTGTGAGTGCACCAGCACCAGCAGTAGCAGAAGTAACTGCACCAGCAGTAGAAACTACACCAGCACCAGTGGCTGAAACAGTAGCAACTGCTCCAGCAGAAGCAAGTGGAGATGCAGGTAAGAAGTCAGCAGATGACATTCTTAATATGATTCGTAACAGACAATCAAGTTAAGGAGATATCATGCAAAAACCTTTTGACTTAACAAAGTTCAGAACTGGATTGACAAAAAGCATATCTGGTATCAGTGCAGGATTTCATGACCCTAGGGATTGGATCAGTACTGGTAACAAAACATTAGACTACCTAATAAGTGGGGACTTCCAAGGAGGTATCCCACTAGGTAAAGTTAGTGTGTTTGCAGGTGAATCAGGTTCTGGTAAATCGTTTATATGTTCTGGAAACATTGTAAAAAATGCACAAGATAAAGGATGTCAAGTAGTATTATTTGACTCTGAAAATGCATTAGATGAGCAATGGCTACAGGCATTAGATGTAGACACTTCTCCAGAAAAATTACTGAGAGTAAGTGTTTCAATGATTGATGACGTTGCCAAAGCAATATCTGAATTTATGAAAGACTACAAAGCAAATTATGGAGATCTCGAATACGATGATATGCCAAAACTTGTTTTTGTAGTAGATAGTTTAGGTATGCTTTTAACTCCTACAGACGTTGATCAATTCAACAAAGGTGATATGAAAGGCGATATGGGTCGTAAACCAAAGGCATTGGCCTCTCTGGTTAGGAATACGGTAAACCAAATCGCCCCTTTCCCTATTGCCTTAGTGGCAACTAACCATACTTATGCATCACAAGATATGTTTGACCCAGATGATAAAATATCAGGCGGTCAAGGATTTATATATGCATCGAGTATTGTGGTAGCAATTAAAAAACTTAAACTAAAAGAAGATGCTGACGGAAACAAAGTTTCTACAGTACAAGGTATAAGAGCCGCATGTAAAGTTATGAAGTCAAGATACAGCAAACCTTTTGAAGGTGTGCAAATTAAGATTCCATATGAAAGCGGAATGGATCCATATAGTGGTATGTTAGAAATGTTAGAATCCAAAGGCATTGTGGAAAAAGTCGGAAATAAACTGTCTTACATATCTCCTGTAACTGGTGAAGAAATAAAAGAGTTCAGAAAAGCCTGGACTAATGACAAACTTCAACTAATTATAGATGAGTGGGGACAAAATCCTAAAGTACAAGATGTAGCAGACGATATTGACCCTGAAGATCTAGAACCAGATATGGAGGATTATACAGATGAGTCCTGAAACAGCACTACTATTAGACACCTGGGACACGATTAAATCGTTTATTCCAGCAAAGGAAAGACTACATGTGGCAGAAGAACTTGTTAGAACTTTTGAAGATAACGTAAGTATATCAGAAGCAGAAGATCATATTAATGAATTCGATCAAGTTATGAAAGCCGCATTAGTTAGTCATTTTGATATCGGACTTGACGACGAAGACGATGAGGATTGGGATTAATTTATGGCAACCCATTATAATAATATTGTTAAGGACCTAAGTAATATCGTTCCAGCGATTGAATATTACGATAAAGAACTTAATGATGCAAGATGGGAAGTTAAGATTAAAGGGAGTTTGGAGAAAGCCTCCTCCTCCCTTCCTGGTCTCACAGAGTTTCGCTTCAATCAACTACAAGAGATTGAAGCAATACTCGAACATTTAAATATAGAACTTCGCAGAGAACGTTCTAAAGTATTTAGAAAATATTTAGAAAATTATAACAGAACTTTAAGTAGCAGAGACGCAGATAAATTTGTTGATGGTGAACAAAGTGTTATAGATTTAACTCATTTAGTTAATCAATTCAGTCTTTTAAGAAACAAATACTTGGGAATAATGAAAGGTCTTGATACAAAGCAATGGCAAATTGGTCACATCACAAGACTTAGAACAGCAGGTATGGAAGACATAGTAATTGATTAATGGCCAGAACATTTACATACGACTTAATCCAGTGCGAAGAAAGAACTTGGCATAGTTGGGAAAATTTCACAGAAACATTAACACAAGACTTTCAGTCCTATAGGCAATCAAATCCTGATGAGCCAGTAAAAATAATTTTTAGTTATACATGTGAAGGCACAATGTGGCTTGTTGACGGTAGTCACTTTTATAAAGCAATACATGATTTCGGTAAAAAGTATAATGTAAAATTAAGCGATATAACATACAAAGGATCAAACGAAAAAATACAAGACAGTTACGACAATTGGCACAGATTGTATTCAGACACTTCAGACAAAATTAATGTAGTGAGCGAATGCTTTGGATTGTACTTATATAGAAGAAATAGCGGTTATCATGACAAACTTATATACACAAAAGAAGCACCTACACACCTAAGAAGTAAAAAATATAATTGCCTAAATGCAAATATGTTACCACACAGATTAATGTTTATGTTGGCAATGCAAGTAAATGGTTTGATAGATACGGAAAATACTTATACAAGTTTCCATGCCTATCCAGAACTATTAAATCCTAGTCCTGAAGATCCTATCCTTAAACATGACAAATGGGCCAGCATACTTACACCAGAATTTAAATCTCAATTACCAATACAGTTTGATTTATCTGGGGATTGGGATCAGATTTACGATAAAATATTTGAGAGTTATCCTGAAGTAGATGGATTAGATTGGAACAAGGTGGGTGACTTCAGATACCTTTATGAGGACTGTTACTTTACGGTGACTACAGAAAGTTCAGAGTCACAGGATTTATGTGATTATCATTGGGACGATAAAGTAAATGACTATTTTAGAAGTTTTCATAAAGAAATGTTCTTAACAGAAAAGATTACAAGACCCATGCTAAACTTACATCCACAAATTATATACGGAACATCAGGAACATTAGAACATTTACACAGTATTGGCTTTAAAACATTTAGTGATTATTGGGACGAACATTACGATCATTTAAACGGAGAACGTAAATTAGATGCAATAATGGATATACTAATAGACTTAGGTTCCAGATCACAAGAAGACTTACACGATATGTATTGGGATATGATGCCAATACTCAAACATAATCAGGAAGTATTACTTCGTTCTGTAATATGAGATTAGACTTACATGGCGTAAGACATTATGAGGTAGAACTTATGGTGGAAAATTTTATATTACTTAATCAGGACAAAATACCTCTCACCATAGTATGCGGTAATTCACAACGCATGATAGACCTAGTAAATAGTGTAATAAATTCAATAGGTTGCGAGAATGTCGTTATGGATCAATACGGCATTATTATAATAAGAACCATCTAAAAACACTTGACTTATAACAGATTTTTGCTATACTAGTATAGTAAGGAGTAAAAGATATGAGTTTATTAATACCATTAGGAATCATGACATTAGCAGTAATGTGGTATTTCGTGAGTGCAATCAAAATGATATTTTCTGCAACTAACTTGGAAGAGTTTATTTGTAACATAATAGGAACAATTTTATTTGTATATTTTGTTATTTGGGTATTGACATAAACAAAAAATCTGTTATACTATACTTATAGTTTAAAAATAAAGCCGTGGGAGGCAAATATGAAAGACTTTGTTAAAATAAAAAATGGCGTACACAGAAGTAAGCCAGTCACAGACGCAGTATTCCCTTTACTCAAAGGGGTAACATTTGGTAAACGTGGAGCATTTGTAACAGTTGATGCAACTGCTTTAATGGGAGCCGAGTTCACAAAAATCAGAGTACTAGTTGATTCTCCAAGTGAAGTTGTTCCAGCAACTGAGCAAGAGTATAACAACTTTATACCTGAAAATATGAAGCCTAAGCAGAAAAAGGAATCTAAAAAACAAGCAATGGATAGAATTGCTGAGAGATTTAGTATCCTAGATGAAATGACTGATGCTGTAGCAAACGGTGTGGTTAGAGGACTTATTGTTAGTGGCCCTCCAGGAGTAGGTAAAAGTTTTGGTGTTGAGACTATTCTTGAAGAATATGACGCAATGGCAAAAATTGGTGGAGCAGTAAAAACAGAAATTGTTAAAGGCTCAATGACACCAATTGGTTTGTATCAAACACTATTTAATAATAGTGCGGCAGGTGACATACTTGTATTTGATGACTGTGATAGTGTGCTATTTGACGAAGTTTGTCTTAATATGCTTAAAGCGGTTTTAGACTCAGGCAAGAAAAGAACTATTAGTTGGAAAGCAGAATCTTCCGCACTAAGAAGAGAAGGAATACCTGACAGGTTCGACTTTAAAGGCGGTGTGATTTTTATTACTAACGTAAATTTTGAGAATGTTAGAAGTAAAAAGATTAAAGATCACTTATCAGCACTAATGAGTAGATGTCACTATATTGATTTAGAAATGGATTCAGTAGATGATAAGTTTTTAAGAATCGACCAAATCATTAGAGATGGTATGCTTAAAGAATATGGATTCAGCAAAGAGTTCGAAAAGGAAATTGTAGACTTTATGCATGAGAACGCAGGTAGGTTAAGAGAGATATCATTAAGGATGGTCCTTAAGATTGCAGACTTGGCCAAAATGAATTATGATAATTGGAAGGGATTATCAAGATCAACTTGTATGAGGAGTTTCGATATCTACTCATAAAGTTAAGAGCCCTTAATAAATATTTTTAAGGGTTCCCCCTAGTGTTCAGAACCCTCCCACTTTGAACACGATTAACCCCCAAATTCTTTTGGGGGTTTCTTATATAAACCTCTTGACAAATCCTAATACCAATGTATAATTAACAATATTAGATTTATGACTATGAACAGTCACAACAGGAGAAACAGATCATGGAAAAATTCCTATACGATAACATTATAAAAATTGCAATAGTTATTACTTTACCTTTATGGACAGCCTTTGCACTTGCTGAAGACATAGAAGAGGTAATTGTTATTGCACAAGAAGTAAAACAAACAGAAACAGATGCCCTTACAGACACTAAATTAATTAGTGGCATTATGCCTGATGTTACATACATAGCAGGAGGCTATGGAGGCAATATTTTATTCAGAGAGCGAGGTACACAATCTGTACATACAGCAGTTTACAGAAATGGTATACCGCAAAATACACCTGGTTCAGGTTGGTATGACTTTGCACATGATATTGTATCAGGGGAAGATGTTAA